ATCGTCTGTGCCCCGGTTGCCGTGAATGGCCCTACGCCACGCTGCGCGATGTTGAACAGCGCATTATGCACGAGGTTGCGCCCAGCGTTGTTGGCGGCGACAGCGGCGCCCGCTGTGACGGAAGCAACCGACGCTCGCGAGGTGTCGGTCGGGTGGACGTGATCGGCGCGCGCCCAGGTCGTGCCCACACCGATGGTCGCAGTACCGTCCATCACAGGCGTGGTGGAGGACGGCGGCAGCACCGTCGTCACGTCGCCACTGCTCAGCGTCACTGCGCCGGTGCGGGTGTTGAAGCTCGACACGTTCGGCGATGGCGAGCGCAGGATCTGCCACTGGGCGATACCGGCAGCCCAGATGATCCGGTCGCCGTTATTGACCGTCTGCCCGGCAATGCCGGGAATGCCGCCAGGCGCCGTCTCAGGCGTAGCAGGATTGACGGTCACCGCGACATAGTTGGCATTCGAGACGCTGCCGCCAGCGGTGATGCTCGGCGTGTTGGATGCGACGGACCAGGTGCCGAGATAGTTGCCGGCGAGCGAGATGGCATTGTCGATGTAGTGCTTGTTGGCGGCCTGTGCGCTGGCTGTCGGATCGCCGGAGAGCACAAGCGGGCCGGTCATGGTATCGCCGCTGACGTTCACGAAGTCGCCGCCGCTGTTTGGCGTCGCCACCCACTTAGCGCCATCCCAGATATACGAAATGCCGCCGTTGCTGACGGTCTGGCCGATGGTGGGTGAATTGGCGAAATCGAACACGGCGCGTCCTATCCGATCATCGTGACCATGGGGCCGCCTGCCGCGACCGGCACCAACGCGACACTCGCCCACTGCTCGGTTGCCACGAGCGTTGCGACCATCTGGGTGCCGGAGGTCGCCTGCACGGAGGCCCACATCTCCAGCGAAACAGATGTGACTTGCATGGCGGGGGCGCCAGTCGCGAACTGCTCTACAGCAACCTGGGTTGTTCTGATGTCGGTCATAGCGTGCAGACTGGGCCGATGCTGACGTTGTTCACCGCAACAGGCGTCCACGCAGCACCGGTCGCCGGGTCCGTCGCGTCAGTGCGCCACAGCCAGCCGAACGTGGTCGAGAGCGCCGTGCTGGTGCTCTGCACTGTCGTGGCACCCGATTTCAACTGCACCGCGCCGTTACGCGTGCCCGCGTCGGATTTCTGCACGAAGCCGCGCGTGGTCACCGCGACAACGCTGACCGGCGTCGCAGCGAGTGCGGCGATGCCATAGAGATCGCTGTGGCCCACGGTGCTGTCGTAGACGTATGACGCGGCACCGTCCTGCTGGGGTTCTGCGACCATCTGATGGTTGGGCGTCGCAAAGCTCAACGTAAAAATCGGTGAGGCAGAATTTGCTGACATACCGGTGATCGGGGCGCCAGGGAAACTGGCATACGCACATGTCCCTGTGTAGGTCGTTGCGAGGCTGTTGGTGCTGTTATAGGTAACGGATGCATCCTGATCGGTCGCAAAGTAGTATTGCGTGCCTTTGGTAACTGCGAGACCGGGCGTGAAGGTGACGACGTTTCCGCCAGCCACCGGATTAGTGATCTCACTTGAGGTTGCCAGGACGGTCGAACGATCAGCGGCATAGATTGCCGCTTTGACGTGCGCTGTTGCTGCGGCGTTGACTGAGATCGAAGCACTGGTCAACGTGCCGTTTACCGTGGGGGTAAAGGACACAAGGCGCACGTTGCCAGCAGTCGGGGTGGCGGTCGTTGCCGCTGTATTTGGTGTCAGCGGAAACGGGTCAGGCGCCCGCGCGAACTGCGTGCTCACATCGCTCGCGGGCATGCGGGTATAGGCGCGGATGTCGCCCACGAACGGCACGCTGGCGGTGTCGCTGCGCCAGAGCAGGTCGTCCACCTGCTGCGCGTTGACGGTGGCCTGCATGCCCACGGTGAGCTTGTTGGCGTAGGCATTCGCGCCCGGACGCGTGTTCAGCGTCGCGCCACTATCGAAATCATCGCTGGTGTTGCCGTTCTTGCGCGCGCGGAACCGGCCCACGGTGTTCGAGATGATTACCTCGAACTCGAACGCTGTCCATGTGTTCGCCGCTGTCACCGCGCCGCTATAGGTTGCCAGCACCGTGCCTGCCGGTGTTGCCGACGTGAGCAGGACCACACCGTCCGACCGGAACACGATGCAGCATTGGTTGGTCGCCGCATCTGATAGTTGGAAATACATGCCGAGCGTCGTGCCACTGAGTGCAGCAGTCTGACGAACCGCGCAGACGATGTGATGTATCGCGTCGTTGGCGCCGCTGTTTTTCACGAGGCTGGCGATCCCGCTTTGCAGCGACACTGCCTGACTGCCAGCGAAGCGACCCGCGACAAGCGTGTTGGCCGCAGCGACGCCGAAGCCGCTGTCCCAGTAGCCGGCAATCGGATCGGCCATCGTGGCGTAGAGGTCGAACCCGTCACCGAAACAATACGCCACCGGATCAACTCCACGTCACGGCGAGGCTGAGCAGCGTGTCGGTCGGTGATCCGGTCGAGCCGGTGATCACTGCGGTGATCCGCTGGCCTGCCGTGAATGTCCGCGCCGCCGTGGCCGTGGCAGTGGCCGGCGTCGCACTGCTAACAGCAACGGCGCTCAATCCGGTCACGCTGACACCGTTGATCTGTATATTCGCGGTGAACGAACCGTTGCCGGTGAAATACGTCAGCGCGTCCACCGTCCCCGCGTAGGGCGCGTCGTAGGCCAGCCAGACCGTATCGTCCGACACCACCGCCGCATTCTGCCACTGCGCCTGCAGCCGCGCCTTGTTGCGCACCGCCGCACCGCCGTTGTTGGTGGCAATCACCCACTGCGTGCTGGAGCCGTCGTTGTAGCCGATATAGAGCTGCGTGCCGGCGCTATCGAACCACAGCGCGCCAGCGGTTGGCGTCGGTGCGGTGTCGCTGATCGTGATGCTTGCACCGTCCGCGCCGGCGGGGCCTGGAGGGCCTGGGACGCCGGCGGGGCCTTGTGGCCCCGGCACGGTGCTGTCGGCGCCAGGCGGCCCCGGAGGGCCGGGAATCGTGCTGTCCGCGCCGTCCTCGCCGTCCGCGCCTGGTGGTCCTGCCGGGCCTGGCACCGTGCTGGCAGGTCCGGCGGGTCCGGGAACTCCGGGTGGTCCTGGCGGCCCCGGTGGGCCGATCCACCGCAGCGGATCGGGCGGGCCGGTATCGGTGCCGGGATAGTCGGAATAGCGCAGCTTATACCCGGTCGGGTCCGGCGCCGGATCACAGTATGACCGATAGGCCATCAGAAATACTCCGCCCGGACGACCATCCCCGAGGTCGGCAATGCGATGATCTGCGCCAGCAGGCGCGTTGCCGTCACCGGGTCGGCGGGATCGCGCGGCCGCTCGAACTTCGGCGCCAGATCGTAGGCCGCGAGCAGCTCATACGGTTCCGCCGCGGCATCCGGGATGTCCTGGCTCGACCAGCGCGCCAGGCCGCGCGCCGCCAGGCTCGAATGCACCGCCATCACCGCCTCGACCGCCACGTCGTGGCCGGAGATGGTCATGGCACCACGCCGCACCCGCGCCTCGAGCAGCGCCATCACCTGCGGGTCGGCCTGCTTGCCGAAGCTGGACGCCGCCTGTCCGGCCGCGAGTTTGGTGTATTCCTCGACGAAGGCGCGCGGCACGACGGTGGCTGGCCACCACACCAGCCCCTGTGCATCGAGCGCGGCATGCACCGACGCCACCTTGTCGAGCGCCAGCGCCTGATCTGACGCTGATGGTGTTTCGTCCGCGGCGATCACGCCGAGTTCCTGCAGCGCGGCGGTGGCGATGGTTGCAACCGGAACCATCTCGGTCATCACCGGGCTGTCGTCCAGCGGCACGACGGAGACGCCTAGCCGGCGAAGGGCGCGCTCGGCGATCGTCGAGACTGTGACTGTCATCGAGCGCCCCCCCTGCTGCTACGCCGCGCCGCCGCGGACGGTTGGCGGTGGTTCGGTCGGCGGCGGGATATCGCCGGCATCGAGACCGGCTGCCAGGCTCGACATGCGCGTTGCCTTGCCGTTCGGCGGCACCATGAACTGCGGATCCGCCGCAGCCCTGGCGTCGGCCTCCTCGCGTTTGCGACGTGCCGCCAGTGCCTCAGGCGTCGGTGGCGGGCCACTGGGTGCGAGCGGGTCGAGGCCCAGAGCGACCAGGTGCGCGTCCCTGGCCATGGTGTTCTCCTCGACCGTGCCGCCAGCGCCGCCGCGTGCGCCCTTGGAGCCATCCTCGTTGTAGTCGAGGATGATCTGCGCGCCGATGGACGCCGCCGCCTGTGCCTCCCTTGTTTCGGCTGCTGCCTTGTCCGCTGCGGCTTTGTCCACGGGTGCGGCCCGCGTCTTCTGCGCCTCCCGCCGTTCCCGTGCGGCCTGTTCCTCGCGGCGCGGGGTGTGGTCCTGCTCCGGCGTGCGTGCCGCTTCCTCGCGGCGCTGCCGGTCGCCGTTCGGCTCGTGTGGTTGCTGTGCCATTGTCGTCTCCTATGCGTCAGGCTCTGCGGCCGACCAGATCGTAACGACCCCGTGGTCTACGGGTTTGGTCTGGTCCACGGTCGGGTCCACACCGAACCGCATCTTGGCCACCCCCCTGATTTCCATAATTCCAGCACCGTGCATGAACTCGTAATCGCGGGTGTTGGTGATGGCGGTGGTGCGTTGTGCCCAGGCGATGCCGATGGCCTGCGCACCGCAGAGGTAGGAAGCGCCGGCATCGACGGTGCCACCGGCCCCAACGTCCGGAATGGTCGGCAGCTCCGGGATTTCCCGTATGATCAGGCCGTCATACAGGATGTCGCCCGCGGTAAAGAGCGGGTTGGTGCGCCCTCTGTCCCACGCATACTGCAGCGAGTTGATGATGGTGGGATCCAGCATCAGGTCGCGGAACACCATGCTGGGTACGAACACCACGAACCACTCCTCGTCGCCGTTGACCTTGATCGGCCGGATCTTCGGTGACGCGGTGCGGGCGATGCGCTTGGCCAGCGTGAGCTGCGCCGCCGTCATCTTGTCTGCGGTGTTATCGATGTTGGTCAGCGACGTGGCATAGACGCCGGTATTGTTCGACTTGGTTGCGCCGAACAGCACACGGTCTGAGTTGTTGACCAGCCAGGTGTTGCGCTGTGCGGCAGAGGCCGCGCCGTAGCTGATCTGCACGTCGCCATCCGCGGTGATCGCTCCCAGGCTGAGGATGATGTCGGCCCTCAGCTTGTTCATGATCCAATTTTTCAACGCGGGTCTGGCGGCGTTGAGCAGGTCAATGACGCTCTTCTGTTTGTCCCAGTCCGAGACAGCGACGGCGTGGCGGATGACGCCGACCGCGACCTTCAGCGAACGGGCGTTGAGCAGTTCCTCATTGCCCTCGAGGACGGTATTTCCAGTAACGCCGGCTCCGACGAGGTTGCGGATGGCAGCGAAGACGACGCTATCACCAGATTTGCGCGTCAAGTCGGTCTGGAGCTGGATCATGTCGTCCATCTCCGAACCCATGTACGGCGCGAACTGGTTATCCCGGAGATATTCCTGGAAGAAGTCGGATTGCCATTGTACAGGCGTTAATCCCGGTCTTGCCGGGGTGATGTTCATGTCAGCGATGACACGCACTCCTAGTGCTGTCGGTTAACGGGAGCGCCCGAAAAACCTCGGCGGCAGGAGCGATGGATGAGCCGGCCTCATCGCGGCCGAAGCGCCCGATTACCCACGGCGGCTGGGGTCACATTCCTATGGGAGACGCCCGATTAGCCGCGGCGGCCGGCTCGGAATGTGCGGTGGTTGCAGACGGAACTATCGCTGACGCATTGCCATGCGGTGAGCACGGATGTCGGCAGCGATCTGCTGGTCGGATGGCGGGCCGGTCCATGCCTGTGCGGCGCGTCCGGCCACGCTGCGCACGCCGGCCAATGACGGCGGCATGTTCGGCGGTGGCATGTTGCTCGGTGTGGCGACAGCCGGCGGCATCTGGGTGGCCCGCTCGGCCTCCCACTCGGCACGGAGCTTGGCCTTGTATTGCTCGGGGTCTTCGATCTCGCGCAGAAGCTTCTGGCGCTCCACCTCGCGCCGCACAAATTCGAACGGGTCGCGCTGCTGCTGCATCTTGTGCCACAGCATCGGATCGTTTCGCGCCAACCCGATGAACTCCTCGACCGCCTTGTCCACCACCTCGTCGCCGTGCTGCCGCCGCGCCATCATCTCGCTGACGTTGTAAACCGCATTCTGCGCCTGCTGCGCCGCATACAGCGCCGGTTCCCGCTGCGGATCGGCGAACTGGAACTGTGGCTCCGCCTGCTGCGGCCGTGCCGCTGCCTCCCGCTCCTTCTGCAACTGCTCAAGCTGCTGGCGCCGCTGCTCGGCCAACGTCTCGGCGCGGGCCGCCCGGTCCTTCCAGTCCTGTCGCTTGCTGCGCTCGTCGAGCAGCGCCTGGCGCGGCACCGATGGCCCGCCAGACACGTCAGCGTCGTCATCCGGTGCGTCCGGCGCCTCAGAGGGCGCTGGAGCCGGCTTAGGCTCGGGTGCCGGTTCAGATGCCGGTGGCGTAGCAGGCGGCTCTGGCGCCTCTGTAGGCGCGGGTGGCGGGTCGGGCTCGTTCGCAGCCAGGAACGCCTCAAGCTTTGGATTAGCCACGGCTAGCCAGTCTCCCTGTTATTGCTGTGGACGCGGTGGCGGCGGGTTGAGCGTGGCCTGCGCCTGCGCCAGCTTCTGCACGACGGAGGCCCGGTCACTCGCCGCCTTGGCCTGCTTGGCCTCGAGGTCGGCGCGCTTGGTGTGCAGGTCGGCAAACTGGTGCGCGAGATCCATCGGCGTCAGCGGCGGCACACCGCCCGCCGTGCCCGGTGCCGATGGCGCATCCGGCGCAACCCAAGGCTCGCCGGCCGGTGGCGCACTGAAGTCGGAATGCATCGAATGCAGGCCCTTCACCGTGTTGACGCCGCGCTCCTTGGCCAACGCGAAGTCCGCCTGCGCCTTCGCCTCTTTCTGGCTCACCTCGGCCACCGCGTTCCGCTCGATCAGCGGCTGCATGCGCTGCTGTTTCTGCGCCTGCGCCTCGGCGTGCTGCTTCATCATCGCAAGTAACTGATCTTTATCGCGCAGGCTGCTCGCGGCGATCAGCACCTCCGGCGGGATCAAGCCCGGCTGCAGGCCCGCCAACTGCACCAGCGTCTGGAAGTTCTCCGCCGCCATCGCTGGCACGTCGATACCTTCGGCCACCGTGATATCGACATCGAGATCCGTGATGTCGTTTTCGATATCCACGACCTGCTGGAGCTGCATCTGCATCTGCGGGTTGGCCGCTGCCTGCTGCAGTTGCTGCATCGCCGCCTGCCGCTGCTGCTCCGGCATCTGGGCGATCTGCTTCGTCATCTGCTCGCCGAGCGTCACCGGGTGGTTCAACCCAACCCAGCGCAGTTCGCCCAGATCGTCGGTCACGCGCAGCCAGCGCTCGCCGGTCCAGTATTCGCGCGCCGCCATCCACGCCATCTCGTAGACGCGCCTCGACCACCAGCGCAGGCTGTCGGCGAGCGGCTCGTTCTGCGTGGCTCCGCCCGCCTGCTGTGCCAGGATCGCGCGCCCGGACAACTCACGGCTTTCCGTGCCGCTCATCGCCGCATTCGGCCCGGACAACTGCATCTCGGCGGTGGCGTGCTGCAGCAACTGGAACTGTCCGGCTGCCAGTTCGCCACCCGGCAGCACCTCGAACCGCATGCCGGCGTTGACCTCGAGATATCCGTCAGGCCGCGCCAGCTCCTGCCGCGCCTCGTCCACGTCTTTGACCGCGCCCTTCTCGGCAATCGTCTGATGCACGCTGAGCAGGTGCAGCGCCTTGCTGCGCCGCTTGTTGATCTCGTCCTGCAGCGACAACAGGTTCTTGACCATGCCATAGCGGCGGTTCTCGCGGTCGATGTAGGCCGACTGAAGCAGCAACGAGCATGCTGACTTGCCGCGGCGGTCCTTGAACGGCGAGGCCACCGGATCGGTCAGCTTGCCGCTCTTGCTGTATGTCGCCTGCCACCACGTCCCGTTGCTCACCCAGTGGCACTGCACGACGCGCACGCGGGTGCGCCGGTTGTCCGACCACACCGCGTTCTCCGGCCGGTCGTTGTAGCTGCCGAAGGAAACACCACTGCCGGTGCCGAACGACGCCTCGATCACGTCGTCCGCATGGGGATACATCTCGGTGACCTGCTCGCGGTCCATCCAGACCACGACGCCGACATAACGCGCATCGGAGAAGTCCGGGCGCCTGCTGTGCGGATCGTAGAACAGCCGGTCCCACGGCACATGCTCGATGCGGATGTCAGCACCGCCGCGGCCGTCGTCCTCCAGCCGCAGTTCGACACCCGAATAGCCCTCGACCAGCATCTCCTCGAACACCACAGAGCGGCTGATAGAATAGTCGTTGTTGTCG